CACCAGGCCGTCAAACACCCACCTAAATCCCTCGTCCAGTCCTCGCGCTGCGTCAAGGATCGGGCCATGCGCCCCGGTGGGGCGTCCTTGTCACATCCCTGCGGCTGGCCGTTGGGGGTGGGGTTCTTCGCCGTCCCTAGATGGCTGCCCCACTTTCCCGCTCTGCCCTCCGTGCCCGCGATGCCCTGGTGCTGGAGCACCTCTCCCTGGCTGATTCCGTTGCTTCAGCTGTAGCCCGCCGCTTCTTCCCTTTGGTCGAGCGGGAGGATCTGATCCAGGTAGCCAGAGAAGCCCTGCTCCGCTCTGTCCTGCGCTGCAAAGCAGGCGAGCCTGCAGAGCCCTATCTGCGCCGCTGCATCTCAGGAGCCCTGCAGCATCACCTGCGCGATCGGGTGCGGCTGGTGCGCATTCCACGGCGGCTGCATGAGCAGGGTCAGTGCCCTTTGGGTCACATCAGCCTTGATGGCCAGGCCGCTGGCGAGCCGTGCCTGCTCGATCAGCTGGCCAGCCCAGAGCAAGAAGCAGCAAGCCCCGCTGATGATCTGGCGCTGGAGCAGCTTGTAGATCAGCTGCCTGCGCCGCAAGCCACGGCCCTGAGGCTCACCATCCTTGAGGGCCTCTCGCTCCGGCAGGCGGCAGAGCAGCTGGAGATCAGCGCCATGTCCGTGCAGCGGGCCCAGAAGAAGGCTCTTGAGGCTCTGCGGCAGCAGCTGGTGGCCTAGTGCCCACCCGCCTGGCGCGGAGCCAGGCGCACCTGATCCGTGCGAGCCCCTACCGATTGTTCTGCCGCACTAGCAACGAATCGCCAATGGCTTTCTACGGTGCAGCGATGGCCCCAGACCTCAAGCACCCTGCCACCGGCGATTTGATTGTGTTGGCCGATGGTGAGCAGCTTTGGCGGATCGGCTGGCCTGGTGCGCCGGTCCTGGTCGTCACCAAGAACGGGCCAGACGGCAGCGCCATCTACCGGCTGGCTGATCCCAAATGCAAAGCCTGGAACAAGGTGGGGGATATGAAGCTTGTGCCCTGGCCAGAAGCAGGCAGCTGAGCCGGCCCAGCCCAACCCAACACACCTCACCAGGAGTAGAACGGCTGTACTGCTGCTTCCACTGGTTTGATTTTGGCCGACCTGCCTATTGGAGAGCCTGTGCCCTTCTGCCCGGGCTCTTTGGGTGAGGGCTTGGATCTCCAATCCGCCCTGATTCCCAAACCGGTTTGCACCTTCTACATGCGGGCCAGCGGCAATGGCATGCGCCAGCACGGGATCAACGACGGCGACTTGATGGTGATCGACCGCAGTGTGGAACCGTGCTCCGGCCATGTCGTCGTAGTTGCCCACCAGGGCAGCTTCTTGATGCGGCCTCTGTTGCGTCAGGGAGAGCAGTGGTTGCTTGAACCGGTGCGGCCAGGAGAGACAGCAATTCCTTTGGACCTGGAGGTCTTTGATCGCTCAGGGCTATTTGGCGTGGTGGTGCACGCGGTGCATCACCTTGGCAAGCCGCGCTTACGCAAGATCTGATCGCTCCTGCCTTGTCCTGACCTGTGCAGAAGCCTCGCTCTGGCTGGGTCGGCTTCCGGTGGGGCTTACTCCGGGTCCTCTCCATTGTGCTTCCTTCCTGCGTCAGTACGCCTCTGGGATCGGTCCCATCGCTGCGCCACACCTGGCGCCGAATCCCATGGCCACGCATAGCGCCCAGTCCAAGTTCTGTCGGCCAGAAGAAGATCCGTTCCTGCTGCTCGAATCCACCCTCCGTTCCATCGAGGTGGTGCTGATGCTGCGGCGCGATCTGCCGCTGCGTCGCACCTGGATCGAGCAGCCCTATGGAGAAGAGGAGATCACTCTTCTGGAAGAAGAGGTGCTGCCCGCCATCCGCCAGTGCCTGGCCCGGGTGGATGCCCTCGATGAGCGGCTGCTGGCCCAGCAGGAGCTGCTGCGGCGCTGCACGCTCGAATCCCAGCGGCACGCCCTGGCCTAGGGCCCAGGAGCCACAAGCTCAGGAGCCACAAGCTCAGGAGCCACAGGCTCTGGCCTTGCCGGGGGCCCAATCCCGGCTTTCTTCCCCTGTTACCCCCCTGGAGTTCAAGGCCGGCAGGGGTGCATTGCCGAGGAGAGCACGTCCCCGATGGTTCGCCCAAGGGCCAGCAGCCTGACGGGCTGGCAGTGCCGCAGCATCAAGGCCAAGGCGTGCGCCCTGCGGGCGGCCTTGACCCGGCGGCTTATTGGGCGCGAGGGGGGGCGTTTTTTCTCCGTCCTGCGATGCAAGCCACCGCCAGCCTCTTCCGCTCCAGCAGCACCAAGCAGGGCAAGCCGGCCCCAGCGGTTCAGCAGTTGGTGCTGTTCACCCTGCCTGAGCCGATCGGCAGCTGCTGGGATCTGATCTGCCCTGCAGAAGCCTGGGAGCAGCCCCTGCGCTGGGCCGTCTAGGTCAGGGTTGAGTGTCAGCTGCCTCCAGCTGCCCATCGATCAGCACCACCGGCTTCATTGGCTGCTGCTGTGTTGTGGTGCTCCAGCCAGGCGTTCTGCAGGTCAGCTCTGGTGACCCGGTAGCCCAGCCGGCGGGCGGTGTGGAGCAGCTCCTGGCGGCTGCGGCTTTGGCGGAGTGTCTGCTGGAGCTCAGGGCTGGTTTCTGCATCAGCCACCAACCGCTCCAGATCCGACCAGCTCATCTGCTCATGCCCCAGATGCACCCAACCTGGCGCGCTCTGACGCGTGCTGCCAGGTTCCCCGCGGCACATTGGCGCATCTTGCGGCACATCGAGGCCCGTTGGAGAAGCTCTCCTCCGTAGGTCACCAGCAACGCCTCAGCTCACGGCCTTGAGGGCCGCCACCTCTGCCTTGAGGGACTGCAGCTCATCTAAAAGCGCGCTTACGAGCTTGTCGATATAGCCCTTATTGGTCAGGTCACCGGCCGCAACTGGCGGGCTAGCTGCTGCAGGACAAGAGCCAAAGGTCACCTGACCGCTGCTGTTCTCAATTCGCCAGGCCGATCTAGAAGACGGCAGCTGGCAACGAAAGAAGGTCCCGTCGTAGTACAGGTAAACGTCCCGGCCATTGAAGGTTGAAACACCGCCGCTGTTGGCCCAGCGCAGCGGGCCGTTCATCACATCACCTGCCTTGTTGACGTAGGTGGTTGCCATCGCAGCGCTGAGCACGCCATCGGCCGTCATGCTCAGCCCAGCACCCACCTTGATGCCGCCCAACACCTTGGCCGTCGCTGCGGGCAGGACGTACAGGGAGGAGGGCACAAACACCTTGGCGTCAGTGCCCAGCCTGGCGCTGTTGCCGGCATCAGCCGACACCGCGCTCGGGCCAGCCGGGCCCTGCAGGTTGCCCGCAAAAGACCAGCGCGCCATTCAGCTCAGCGTGTAGACATCACCGCTGTCCTTGTCCAGATACAGGTCGCCAGGAATTGAGCCAGGGATCTCAGCTGCAGGGGCACCGCTGCCGTTGAACCAGCCGGTGCCGCGCACGCCCTGAATGCCAGCTGGGCCATCGAGACCCTGAATGCCCTGGGGCCCGACGTCTCCCTGCAGGCCCTGCGGGCCTTGGGGGCCTGCAATGCCCTGGGGCCCCTGGATCGAGCCGCCAGTCACCCAGCTGCTGCTGGCCGCATCCCACACCCAGAAGGAGTCATCGGCCTGCACGATGTAGGCATCGCCCTGGGCCGCATCAACCGGCAACTCCGTTTCTGTTGCTACCTGACCCTTAAAGGTGATGCCCAGACCCGCAGCACCCTGGATGCCCTGCTGGCCCTGGGGGCCTTCTGGTCCGGCAATGCCCTGCTCGCCTTGGATGCCCTGGGCACCGTCTGCTCCGGCCGGTCCAGCCGGGCCGTCTACACCCGGCAGACCCTGAATGCCTTGCGGTCCTTTTAAGGAGCCGGCTGCCACCCAAGCCATGGTTCAGCGGGCCCGCAGCCCGGTGTGATCTCAGCTGCTATTGCCGATCAAGCCGCTCGGTTGACCATCGGCTCCTATCTGCTGATGTAACCCCTGCCGTTGCCGAGCGTGTTGGCAGCAGGGGAGAGCGTCACCGACGGATCCCCCCCAGTGAAATCGACGTAGCCATCGCCCTGGACCTTGATGCCCGTCCCGCCGTTGCCAGGCAGCGATGCCTGCACCAGATAGGCCGATCCGCCCTGCTGGATGCTCACCCCGCCACCGGTGTTGCTGCTGATCGTCGCGCCCCAGGCATCGAGGTAGGCCGGGCCATTCACACTCACCCCCACCTGCGGGTGGCTGGAGATAGAGGCCCCAGATGCTTTCACCGTCGCGCAGCCGCTCAGGCTGAGCCCCACCTGGCCGTTGCTGAGGATCTGGGCATAGCCGGCGCTGAGCGTGGCGTGCTCAGCTGCGTTCAATCCATCCATCTGGTTGCCCGAGAGCTGGGCGCTATCGAGGCTCACGCTGGCGCTACCACCTGCCACAGCACCTGATCTGGTTTGGTTGCGGAGCTTGCTGCTGTTTGCCGTCACCGTGGCCGCGCCGCGGGCCTCAATCCCATCTCCGTTGTTGAACGAGCAGTTGGAGTAGCTGAACTCCACCACCGCCGCGCCGTAAGCGCGCACACCGCTTGAGCCATTGCGCTGGCTGGTGGCAGTCATCGCCTGCAGATAGCCGCCACTGCAGTCGATGCCATGCTCGCTGCAGTTGGCCACCACAAGCGAGTCCAGCTCGGCAGTTCCGCCGCTGACTCTGAGCCCGGTGTTGCAGTTGACAATCTGAATGCCAGGAGCCTTGAGGCTTCTGGCCGCAACCCCAACGCCCAGGCTGCAATTGCAGAAGGCCACGTTGCCGGAATAGTTGGTTCCGAGGTTGACGGAGCCACCCTTGAGCGAGAGCCCCGCCGTGGTGGTCTGGCCGGCACCGCGCACCAGGATTCGATCCAGCGTCACACCATTGCCAGATGAACAGAGCAGCGCTTGCGGTGCATTGAATTGCCAGCGGGTGTTGTAGTAGCCAGCCAGCACGGCGTCATTGAAGGCCAGGCTGCCGGCGGTGTTGCCGGTTTCAGCATTGCCGGTGAGGTCACTGCTGGAGGGTTTACTGCTGCCCACTGAGCCGCCCAATACCTTGATCCGCTCTCCGTTGGGATGGCCGATCTCCAGCGGCTCAGAGAAGGTGTACTGGCCATCGGCGATGTGAACCGTCGCTGAGGCCTCCGGCGTGATGATGTAGGCAAACAGCTCACGCATCGCCCGGTGTGGCGTCGCCCAGGGCAGAGCTTCTGTGCCATCGCCGGTGCTGTCGCTGCCGCTTGTTGAGACGTAGAGATCCAGGTGTGTGGTCAGCAGCTTGGAGAAGCTGCCGTTGGCCAGCCCCGCCTCCCCTTTTTCGCCTGGGGGCCCCTTGATGTTGGTGATCTGGCTCCAGGGCATCGCTCAGTTCTCCAGCACGTAGAAGAGGCCGCTGATGCCATCGAGGTAGTAGTCACCAGGTTCAGCACCGGCAACGGTCCCAGGCGGTCCATCACCGTTGAACCAGCGGCTGCCATCACCACTGCCAGCACCACTGCCGCCAGGCGGGATTGCCCAGCTGCCATCAGCGCAGAGGAACATGGCGCTCGATCCATCGCTGGGCGGCACACCACCAGCACTGGTGCCGCCAGCCCAGGCCTGCAGGCTCCACTGCTGGCTGCTGCTGCCGTTGTAGGCACCGCCCGCAATGCCAGCGCCAGGGATCAGGGGCAGCAACACCCCAGGCGTTGATCCACTGCCTCCGCCATCGGGTGGTGGGGTGAGCTCGGGCTGCCAGATCGGACAGCCCGCCAGGCTCACCAGCACAGCAGCCGTGATGCCATTGCCGCTCAGCTCAGCGGTGATCGTGTAATCGCTGCGGCTGGTGTAGCCGTGCTGCAGCCGGCCATTGCCATCGCCGCCTGCCGGCCAGGGCAGGGTCTCGCTCACCCCATCGCCCCAGTCCACCGTCACCGCATTGGGGGGCGTGGTGCGTGGGTTGAGCAGCAGCTCGATCGGGATCAGCCCGCCCGACTCCGGGCCAGCAGGCTGCCAGCTCAGCTCCAGATCAGCCGCTGGGATAGGCGCACGCCCAAACCCCAGCTGCTCCCAGCGCTGCACCTCATTGGGCGGCACCCACACCGCCTCACCAGGGCAACCCACAGGCGGCAGCAGGCGGATCAGCTGCGCGCTGATGCCACCACTGCTGATCGCAACGCTGGTGCGCGTGGCCATGGTCATCTGCTGAACCTCGTTAAATCAGGGGGTCATCCAGCAGCACATCTGGGAGCAGCTGCTCGGATGACTGCGCAAGTGCCGTGGCCTGCTCCACCAGCTCTGCCTTGGTTTGGCTGCCATCGAGCTCGACGCCATAAACGCTGGAGCAATGCTCAAGGATCTGCGCCTTAGTCATGGCCTGAAAATCAGGCGCTGCTACTGGCGCAGGGGCTGCATCTGGCTTGGGCTCAGCTGCTGACCCTGGCTCAGCTGCTGGTTCAGGCTCTGGTTCGGGCTCCGGTTCCCATTCCGCTTCTGGCACTGCTTCTGGTTCAACGGCAGGCAGTGGCTGAGCTACTTCTTCTGGCTCCAGGGCGATCAGATCGGTTGGGACGAAGCCAGGCAGCAGCTCTTCTGGTGTCGCACCGGTAGGTGCGTATGACAGATCAGCACCGGTAGGTGCGTATGACAGATCAGCACCGGTAGGTGCGTATGACAGATCAGCACCGGTAGGTGCGTATGACAGATCAGCACCGGTAGGTGCGTATGACAGATCAGCACCGGTAGGTGCGCCTGGCAGATCTGCACCGTTAGTAGGTGCATCCGGTAGATCTGATCCAGCTTCTTGCAGCTGCCAGCCCAGGCTTTGCCAGCCGCCTAGGTGCACCGGCCAAATAAAGCGGTGCTCTGCTCCAGCACTGATCCGCACCATCCCCTCAGGAATGGCGGGGTCTATGAGGTCATGGCGCACAAGAGTCGTCATGGCGCTCAAGCGGGGATGGTGGCGGTAAGTCCTACGTGCATCCCCTCTGGGGTCTCGGGGCTCACCTCCGCTTTGGCAAAGCAGACCGCCGGCAGATCCACATCGGCTAAATCAGCTGCATTGAGCTGAATGTCACGTCCACTGATGAACGCCTCCACCCGCCCGCCTTCTGCTGGTAGTGCCACGGTGGCTGCAACCACCCAGCTGCCGGTTGTGCCATCACGCAGCACAGGCGCAAAGGACACCTGAATTTCAACTGCAGCAGCAGAGCCTGGATTACTTGCTACTACTGAGAAGCGTGACGCCGCATCGAGCTTGGTTGTAAGCAGCACCTCTTCTCCAGAGAGGAAGGTGCGCTCCAAGTTGCGTATGGCGCTGCGGTTGGTCCAGCCCACCAAGGTGGTCTCCGCATCAAGCAAGGGATTGCCGTTCATGGCTCAATTAGCAGGGGTGATGTTGTAGAGGCGGCCAGCAGCGCGGCTTTGCAGCACGGCAAAGCCCACGTACCAATCGACGCGGGTGCGAAACACCGGGGCGTCGGGCACCTCGCCCAGATCCCGCACCGAAATCCCATACCGCCCCTGAAAGGGACCCTGCAGTCCGGTGACGCCCTGATCGCCAAAGGTGCAGCAGTAGATCGAGCTGGTGCCGCCCGCCTCGTCGTAGCCCATCACCTCGACGCCCTGGGCATCGCGGTCCACCGTCAAGATGTCGCAGTCCTGGTAGCGGTGCACCGTCATCCCGTAGGAGTTGGTGCTGGTCTGATACACCCCGCCGCCCATGGTGCTGCGGGCCAGGGCATTGAGCTGGCGGCGCATCGCCTTGCTCATCACCAGCACCTTGCTGCCGCCATAGGCATTCACCGAATCGATCAGCTCATCGAGGCGATCGAAATCGAGCGGGGCTCCGGCAGCACCGGCGCCAGCACTGTTGTCGATCGCCATCGCATCGCCGGGCTGCAGGCGCTTGCTCAGCCCGTCAAAGGCCCGCGGGTTGGCGCTGGTGTCGCCGTTGATCACGGTCGCCTCCAGGGTGAGGCGCATGGAGCGCACCTTCATCTCGATCTGGCTGGCCCGGGCCTCAGGGCCCATCAGGTCCACGATCGAGCGGTCCACATCCACGTCACCACCGAACAGGTGCACCGCTTCTGCGCGCTGGTCCACCACGCCGTAGCTCTGGGTGTAGCCCTCATTCACCGCGCGGAAGCCAACCGAGGGCAGTTCCTGCTCGGCCGAATAAAAGAGGCCGCTGCCGGCGATGTTCATGAACGGCAGCCGGGCGAGCAATTCGCCTTCTGAGAAGGTCTTGAGCACGGCCAGGTGCTCGAGCCGGTTCTCGTATTTGGCTGCCTCGATCAGGGTGAGGCCCATGGCACAGGGGGCGCAGCCCCAGGGAGGTCAGGGGCTATTGCCGAGCAGCTGCCGCTAGCGTTGAAGATCCGGTCAGACAGGCTTGTTGATGGGAGCAACCAAGCTGGCTGAGTTGCTGGCGCTGCCAGGGGCTGAGAGGGTTGAGCTGGCGATGGCCCTCTGGCAGAGCCTGGCAATCGCTGAGCAGGAGCAGGCCCTCCAGATCGACGCAGAGCTGAGCTCTGAACTTGAGCGTCGTTGGGCCCGGCATCAACAGCATCCAGAAGAGGCCATCAACTGGGATGTCGTTCGCCAGGACCTCGACCTGGCATGACCTTGCCGGTGAGGTTCCTGCTAGAGGCGCAGCAGGAGGCGATCGAAAGTCGGAACTGGTATGAGCAACGCCAAGCAGGGCTTGGAGCGATGTTCGCCCAGGCATTGGCTGATGGCGTCCAACGGCTGCAGGACCGTCCTCTGAGGTATCCAGCGGTAGTCGGTCCAATCCGGCGGGTGATCCTGCAGCGCTTCCCCTACGCCGTTTATTTCCGCGTCGAGTCCGAGGAGATCATTGTTCTTGCGGTCCATGGACGGCAAGACCCGTCTCGCTGGAAGAAGAGGGGCTGAGGTCAACGGGTTGCCGGGGACGGCAACAGCGGGGGCCTGCCCTGCTGCGATGACCACTCCTTCCGCAACGACTCCGACTGCCACTCCTGCCGCCCAAGCGCCGTTCACAGCTGTGCGCTGGGAGCAGTTCTGGAACGCCTGGAAAGCCCAGCCCCAGCAACTGGCAGGCATCGAGCTGCTCCGCCAGGCCGTCATTGCGGCTGACCCAGCCGTCCTCACAGAGGCCGCTCCCTGGCGCCAGACCTTCTCCTCAACACCGCCTGCTCCTGAGCCCTCCTCCCACGCCAATCCCCTACCGGTGGCCTGGGAAAACCAGAACGACAACGCCTCCGGCACCGGCTACCGCGAGTGCTTCTCCAGTAGCTGCGCCATGCTCGCTCGCTACTGGGGCAAGGTCGGCTCCGACGACGAATACAACGCCATCCGTGCCAAGTACGGCGACAGCACCAGTGCAGAAGCCCAGCTGTCGGCATTGCGCTCCTTGGGGCTGATCGCCAACTTCGCGACCAATGGCGATCGCCAGGCCCTGGAAGAGCAGATCAACCTGGGCCGGCCGGTGGCCGTGGGCTGGCTGCATCACGGTCCGGTGTCAGCACCCTCAGGCGGCGGCCACTGGAGTGTGGTGATCGGTTTCACCGAGTCAGTCGCCATCCACAACGACCCCAATGGGGAGGCCGATCTGGTTGCTGGCGGCTACACCGCCAACACCAACGGCGCCGGCCAGCACTACAGCTGGAAGAACTGGCAGCCCCGCTGGGAGGCCGATGGTCCAGGGACCGGCTGGCTGCTCACCTGCCATCCCTGAGCAGGAGAAGGGACAGGGTTACAGGAACAAGTCCATGAGTGATGCACCGCCGCCAGCACCCAGATGCCCCAAGCCGCCCTTTGATCGGGAGCGATTTGTCTTCAAGACGCTGGCGCTGGTGATTGGCACCCAACTGCTGATCTATTCCCTTGCTGCCGGGGTCTGCGCCGATCGGGCCCTGGGCGGCAAACCCGTCGGTCAGATCTGCCCCGGCACCCTCGAGAAACTCCAGAGCGGCTTTGATTCGACCCTCAACCTGCTGCTGGCGCTCCTGGGCGGGGCAGCACTCTCCAGGTTTGAGCAAAAGCCAGGGCCGTAAAGCCCATGGGCTCAGAGACGGTGCCGCCTGGCGTAGAGCTGGGGCGCGTCCTTTTCAGCCGATGCGCAGACAGGCAGGCCACGCTTCTTGACCTTCCAGCAGGGAGACACCGTCTTCTGCATCTGGTCTGTCTGTAGTACCACCGCGGCTAGTCGGCAGCACAGGGGAGTTGGCGGCTGGGTTGTCTCGAGGGGCCCCAGCACCGTGCCCAGGCGGCTCGGTTCGGCAAGGGCTGCGCAAGCGGCGTACCGCCGCCCTTGCCTTCTCCATCGCACGCCGGGCTGATCGGTGGGGTCCCTCGCGCCAATCCCATGGCCGTCATCTCTTTCCCCTGCTGCGAAATCCGCCGCGTGGTGGTCCACTTCTATCCCGATGGCATCAAAGGTGGTGCCTTCCCCTGCGAGCAGCAGTTCTTTGGTCGCCGCGGCAAGCCCGTCAAGAAGATGCGCTTTGTCCCGGCTGAAAAAGCCTTCTCCATCGCCAAGGCGATGCAAGGCACCAAGGGCTGCACCGTCTCGGTGATCTGAGGCCCCGTAGGGGGCCTCGCGGCCCCTTTTTCATTCCGCCCCTCCACCCACTCGCGCCTGCTCGAGGTTTCTGGGCTCCATCACAACGTCTGCACCGATAGGTGCGCTCACAGCCAGTGGCGGTAACGGCTGCGCTGGCGTCTGGCCGCTGTTCGCGCAGCAGAGGTGCCGAACTGTGGGCTGCTGCCGTCCTTGCGGCGACGCACCCAGGCCCCTTTGCGGATCAAGCGACGGTCCGCCGCATTGGCCTGACGGGCTGAGATCAGGGTTCCGTAGCCCGCCTTATGGCGGGCACGGGCTCTAGTGCGGGCCTGAGAAGCTGTGGCAGCCGGCACCACGGTGGCTGTCGAGCGGTGGCTCCAGAACACCAGGTAGTAGCGGCTGGCCATCGGCTGAACGGCTGTGCTCAGCGGCGTGGGCTGCGGCCGTTGGTGACAAAGCCAGCCCGGTAGAGCTCGCTGGCACTCATCGCCTGGGGGTTGAGCACCTCGCCAAAGGCCCCTGCTGCTGCAGGTGCTGTTCCCAGCCCTGGGCTACTGGTCATGGCACCGCGCTGCTGGAACAGAAAGCCGTAGACGGGGTGGATGCGCAGCTGATCGAGGAAGTCAGCGGTGCTCAGCGGCCGGCCGTCATCCCCCAGCAACGGCTGTCCCTGACTGTCCAGCGGTTCCAGCACATCGATGCCGTCCTTGCTGGTGGTAAGGCGAAAGCTCTCGCCCAGCTGGCCCTTGAACACCTGAAAAAAGGTGCCGCGCCCATCGCCGCCGGTGCGGCCTTCTGCTTCTGAGAAGGCGCGCTCCAGCAGCCGCTCCTTGCGCAGCTCCTGCACGCGCTCATGGGCCGCGTCGCGTTCGGCCGCAACGGCCGCCACTTTGCGGGCAGAGGCCTCTTCCATCTGGCGTTCGCGCAGTTCCACCTGCTGCTCGAGCAGTTGCTTCTGGCGTTCGGCTTGCTGCAGGCGGGCGTACTCCTCGGGATTGATTTCTGAAAAGCGGGTCAGCTGCTGCCGCAGACCCCGCAGTTCTTTTTCAAGGTTGTTGCTGCGCCTGCGCTCGGCCTTGAGGGCATCACCAAGGCCGCTACTGGGCTGGATCTCGCTTGTGCTGGTCTCGTCTGCATCAGCCAGAGCGATGCCGACTTGGCGCTCAGTGGGCGGATAGTCAGCCGTGCTGCTGCTCTCTGGTTCTCCAAGCTCTGGGAGGTGCTGCTCAAGCAGCTCGCTGCTCTCGTCAGTTGCCCTGGAGCTGTTGTGCGTTGCAGTTGTGGCCATGACCCGTCTCGGCTGTCAGTGGGATGGCAGCCCATCGCGGCGCTGCCATTCCCTGTTGCCGAGGGGCTGTTGCACCGCATCGCCGAGCGCACCTACCGGTGCGACGAGGTGCGCTCAGCGAAATGGCCTCATGGCTCTCCGTGGCTGCGATGCCAGTGCAGTTGGGGGCCATGGAGGGTCGGCAGCAGCGGGCACTGCTGATCGCTCACCAATTCAGCCTGCTGGCAGGCCTCAATGGCATGTTTGAGCACCGGGTAGCGCTGCACCATCGCGGCGTATTGGGCCGAGTGGCGGTAGCTGGCCTCCAGCTGCCGGTAGTCCTGATCCGGCTGCATGCACGCTTGGTCGCCAGGCACCAAGGCTTGATCGGGCCAGGGCCGCTCGCCCCGTGAGGTGCGCCTAGCGGCGCGGTGCTTGTTCGTGATTGTCATGAAAAGGGTTTGGGGCGCTCTGGGTTCTTCTCGGCAGACCGGCCCGAGCGCACTGTCCCTAAGGGCAAGCCGATGTGCCGCGGTTGTCAGCGGGAGCAAACGGCATGGGATGGTGACTCAGGTCAACCGATTCGGCTTGAGCGTGCCAAATACCCGCTCGCCGATCAGGGGTTGCACCAGCGCCCCGATGCCGCCGGAGCCGTAGCTGGCGCCGAACTCCAGCACGCTGAACTGGGTGTGCTGGGCGTAGGGATCCACCTCAGCATCTCCGGCTGGGTTGAGCCGGTTGAGGTCGCCCAGCCAGATCCACCCCTCGCAGGGCGCCACGACTGTCTTGCCATCGCTGGCGACCAGGCGACCGTTCTGCATCCAGGCCAGCTCGGTGCTCAGCCAGATCGCACCGGGGTTGGGCGGCAGCCGGCTGGCACGGCAGATGTAGCCCTGGTAGGTGAAGTCTCCGGTCTCCACCCCGGGGCCGTTCTCCTTGGCAGAGATGTAGTTGGCCCGCTCAAGGAAGCACTCGAGGACATGGGCCGCCACCACCGGCGAGGTGGTGTCGCCAGGGGTCGCGTTCTGGTGCAGCAGCAGCCGGGCATTGGCATAGGGCTGCAAAGGTGTCGCGCCCCAGGCCTGGGCATTGCGGGCATGTCTGCCGCTGGTGAACTGGTGAGGGGAGATCATCAGCCCCGCAGAATCGCCACGCTTCTTGCTCGCCCAGAGCCAGTGGCAGAGAAGCCCACCCAGCTGGCCAGGGCCGGCAGCAGCAACAGCAGCTGCTCGGCGTAGCGCTGCCGCTGCTTCTGCATGGCAACCGCTGGTGAGCCTGGGGCGGCGTACACCGTCTCGCTCTCTTCCCGCAGCAGAGCGGTGTCGTAGGCGATCACATCGGCTTTCTGCAGCGGGGCGTCACCATCAGCCGCAACCGAACCGGCGATCGGTCCGGAGCGGCTGATCTTCTGGATCGCCTGCTCCTGCTCAGGTCCACCGGCCTGTAGTTGCTGGTCAATCAGGGCCACCGCATCCAGCAGGGCGCGAGCGCTGAGCACCCCGGCCGGGTGCTGACGTTCCAGATCGGCCATGGCCCGGCTGATGGCAGCGAGGCATGGCACTGTCGCCGGTAGGGCCAGGGCCTGCCGGATGGCTTCCTGGTCGCTTGGTTGCCAGGAGGTTGCACCAATAGGTGCGCTTGGCAGTCCTGACTGCATCTGCGTCATGTCGTTGCCGGTGCGATGCCGGCCAGATCCCCCAGCCATTGCCGCAGGGCCTGCTCGCTGATGATTCCCCGCTCCTGCAGCTGCAGCATCTCGGCCAGGGTCGGTTGCGGTTTGGGCGCCGGCGCCAGTGGGCTGATCTCCACCAGCAGCGCCGGACCGTCGCGCTGCGGCAGCGGTTCACCGGTGAGGGTGCACCAGTGCTCCAGCAGAGACGAAAACATCGAGGCCTTCTGGATCGCCTGGCTCTGCAGCAGCGCGTAGGCCTGGGATGCCGCCAGCGAGATTTCGGTGGCGGTGCGCGGTGCACCCTGGGCGCCGGAGGGGATCAGGGCATCACGGCGCATCCCCTGGTCGAGCGATTCCAGCCAGGCGCGGTGCTCCGCCAGCGAACGCGCCTGGATCTCCACGAACTGGAAGCTGGCCCCCTCCGGCAGATCGATCACGCTGTTGGGACCCAGCACCACCGGTTCACCAGCAGAGCCGGTCCCGCCCATGGGACCCAGTACTCCGGTGCGCACCCCAACAGGTAGTGCCGTTCGGTAGAGCAGTTCCTGGTAATCGCTCTGGCAGCGGAAGTGGTTCAGGTACTGATGCGCCAGACCCAGGTGCGGCAGGTCGCCCTCGCCAAAGGCAGCGCCGTCACTGGCGTACCAGATCAGCGGCAGCTGGGTGATGCCGCGGTAGTGCTGCAGACCAATGCGCTGGGCTCGCCAGCCAGACGGTGCCTGCGGGTCCGCCACCAGCTCAGAGGTTTCCAGCGCTATCCCCTCTGTATCGAGGGCCACCGTTCCGTAGAGCCACGGGTGGGGAGGATGGTCAGCCACGCCATCCGATCCCTCTGACATCTGGGCTTTGGGGTTGGGCAGCCGGAAGCTGATTGCGCCTGGCAGCGACTGGGGATCGGGCAGGTGCCAGTTGAGAACGTCGCGGCGCTCCAGCAGCACCAGCCGCGGCAACGAGAGTCGATCGCCACGGCGCAAGGCCTGCTGCCGGTCGCCCTCACTGGGCCAGAGGTGCACAGGCGGCAGCACCCCCACCAGGGCAGAGCCATCTCTGAGCACCAGCAGGTCGGCGCGCTCCAGGAACACGCCCAGATCGGTGCCGCGTCCATCTACATCGCTGATCACCGCCTGCAGCGAGGCTGGCAGTTCACGCCAGTGGCTGGAGGCCAGCATCCCGGCAAAGGTGCGCAGGGCATCGCGAAAGAAGCCCGAAGGCAGAGCCGCCTCCAGCCGGCGGCGGTAAGCGCTCTCCGGTTCGCGCTCACCCCGGCTCAGGTAGTGCTCCCGGCGATCGCTGCCGTCGGGCAAAGCCAGCAGGTTCCAGCAGTCACCCACCAGCTCCAAGCGGGGCAGCAGGGCCACAAGGGAGGGGTGCAGGGGCCAGGTGATTGGATCGGTGGCCGGCGACAGCAACAGGGATCAGCAGCTACGAGCTATTGCCGGCTGCTGCACCCCAAAGGTCGGCAATCGTCACCTCAACAGGTAGGGCTAATCACACCGTCACCCTCGCCGTTGCCGTGAAGATGAAGCGAGCAATGACTCTGGCGAGCAGAACCCGAATATCCAACGCATGCGAGAAGCCCTGTTCACCGTTAGCCAACGACCCGATGGCACCTTGATCGGCGAGAACGCCGCCCTTGGGCTGGCTGTCTGCGCCATGGAGCGCGAAAGCCTGCAGGAAGAGGCCCGTGATGCTCTGATCCAGGCGGTTGGCCCAGCCCATGTCAGCTACCGGGTGCGGTTGCAGCCCAGCGCTCGCATCAGCGGTTCAGAGCTCAGCAAGCTCGACCGCAGTGCTGCAGCGCTGCCGTCAGGGATCAGGCACTGATGTCGGCACCGCTGACAAATCGAACTTGGATGGTCAAATGATTCCAATTCGTTTTCTGATGCTCAGCCGCTTGTTGCGCTCGGCCTGGACCGTTGGTGCGATCGCCATGGTGACTGCCTTCCTGCTGGAGTGGGGCCTGATCGTTGCTGACACAGCCAGTGTGTCCTGATCACTGCGGCTGACCCCAACCGCTCAGCCCCTCAGGGCTTCGTCGTCGCTGATCGCCATCGCCACCACCCGCACTGAGCAGGCCGCTGCAATCTCAGCCCAACGCCCTGGTGTGAGGCCAAGCTGCTGCGGCACCTGGGCTGGAGCCAGTCCCTGGCGCAGCAGCTTCTGCCCGCGGGCATGCAGCTCCCGCCAGCGGCCCGGCACGGAAATCAAGAACCCCTTATCGCGCAGGTAGTGGGTGATCTCTCCGTTCACGTAGGGCCTGGCGTAGGCGATGAAGTTGGAGCAGCTGCGGTTCACCCGCTGGCTGTCGTACCGGCGTGACGCCTTGATCAGCCCGATCGCCGCCAGCTGCTCCAGGTCTTCTTTGGGGTGGCCGGTGCGGCGGGCGTAGTTGGCGGCGACCTTGGCGGCAAAGGGCAGATGCTCCACCACTAGCGCATCAGCAGTGGCATGGGGTGAGCGGCAGGGCCGCTGACGGATTGGAGGCCCGCCTTGGTCGCTTTGACAGCGGCTGATGCGGCGAGAAGCGATGGTGCTGGTGCCCATCGCCCCGGGCTGCAGCGGCCGTGGGTGGTGGTTGGCTGGCGGAGCGGTCATGGATGTTGAGCGCACCTCGCGGTGCGACAAACGGCAGAACAACAAAAAGTGGGGGCTGTGCCCCTCAGCGGGAGAAGAGCAGGGGCCTGGGCGGCGCCTTGCCCTGACCGCGCCAGTGGCGGTTCTGCAGCCAGATCACCCCCTGGCAGAAGGCATCCACCAGGTCGTCGTGGGCGGCGTTGGGAAAGCCGAGGAGTTCTGTGATCAACGCCTCGTTGCCGCTGCGGAAGGCCAGCTGGCCCGCTTCCAGCAGCGGGGCGACGGCATGGGCACGGCTGAGCTTGCTGCCCACGGGCCGAATGGCAATCAGCCCTGGGATCTGGCGCTGCAGCAGCTGGCACACTGCCGGGCCATTGGCCGCGTCCTCAATCAGCACCGCATCAGGAGCCAGGCCCTGTTGGTTGAGCTCAGCCAGGGTGCGGCCCAGGAACGCCAGCACCCCTGGTAGGTCCAGCCGCTGGTGCTGGCTCCACAGCACCGTGATGCGCCCATCGCCGGCATCGGCAGTTGTCTGCGGTGGAGATGGCGGCAGATGGGTAACGCTGCGGTGCAGCTGCATCCCCTGGTCCTTGGCAACAGCTGCTGGATGACTGGACTGCTGTTCGGCCACCAAGCCCAGGAGCACAAAGCCGCAGTAGTCGTTCCCCTCCCCTCCCTTGAAGCTCAGATCGCAGCTGAGCACCACCGGGGAGAAGCTCTGCTGGCCCTGGGCGCGGCGCAGCCATTGCCGCTGGAACAGCAAACCCTCCGCTGGAGAGGGCCGCTGCTGGTAGAGGGCGTTCCACCAGTAGCTGCCAGCGCGGATCCTGATCTGCTCGAGTTCATCGAGCGGGAAGCGCTCGGGGCAGAGGGGCTCGCCGGGTTGGCGCCAGTCGGGCTCGAGCATGCAGGTGGCAGGAAAGCTGAGCTGCTGCTCGGGCGGCTCACAGGTGGCCGGCAGGTTGAGCACATGCCAGCGCTGTGGTGCATCGCCGCTTTCTTGCTCCAGCAGCCAGCCGATCAGATCGTCCTGGTGCCAGCGGGTCAATACCACCACCTGGGCAGCGGAGCCAGCAAGTGGCGCGACTTGCTCCAACCCATTCCCTCGGCCGTCCCCTGCAACACCCCACCGCGAGGGCCCCTGTGGGGCCCCGGGTTCGGCGCGGGTGAGCCAGACGGACTGGAACCACTCGATCAGCTTCTGGCGCTGGCTGGCGGAGTTGGCATCTTCTGGGCCCTTGTAGGGGTCATCGATGATCCCGAGCGCATAACCCTTGCCCGTGAACGGTCCGCGCACGCCGGCGGCGATGCAGCCGCCGCGCTCGGGGGTGAGCCAGTTGCCCACCGCGGTGGAGTCTTTGGAGAGGGCATGGCCCACCGCGCGGTAGTAGTGGCGTGCTTCCCGGCTGTGGGCGTAGGCCAGCTCGGCTGAGTAGGAGGCGATCGCGCAGAAGCGGCTCGGGTAGCGACTCACCCAGTAGGCGGGGAAGAGCTTGGAGACCAGCAGTGATTTGCCCAGCCTTGGCGGGCAGCAGACGATCAGGCGGTTGAGCTGGCCATCGGCCACCCGCTGCAGCAGGACGATCAGGCGCTCAGCCCAGGTGTGGAAGGCGTAGCTCGGGTAGGCCGCGGTGATGAAGTCGCGGAAAGTGCGTTGAGCTGGTCTGGACGCCTGCAGGGATGGGTGGCAGGGGCCGAGCACGCCGGTGTCGCACCAGGGATCGCCATGGGTCGGAGAACCGAGCAGGCCACCGACCAAAGCTGTGCCCTGGCCACCAGAGAGGAATGCCGTCGTAAGAGAAGCGGGCATCAGGCGGCAGCCGGTGGTTTGACCGGGGCGCGGAGCATGCCGGTGATCTCCGCCAGCACCCGATGGGCGCCCACCGAGGCGGAAAACTGCTCGGCGTCGGCTGCACGACGAGCAACGTCCTGTAACGCGTAGATGGCTTCTGCCTGATGGACCAGCCTGTCTTCCACCAGCTCCTCCACCATGCGAGAGCGGGCCACCCGCAGGTACTTCTTGAGCGTCGTGTAGGAGGTCATCTCCCACAGCAGCGCTGCTTGGTCGCGGATCATCACCGCGGGTTGGCGCTGCGCCAGCCATAGCTGGAGCGTGGCGATGCGCTGCTCCACCTCAGAGCGGCTGGGGCGAGGCGAGACGCTCTGCTGCGGAAAGCGCTTGCTGACACCAACAGCGGCCGGATTGCGTTTGCTGCGTCCCCTGCCTTTGTGCCCCGGCGGCGGCTCGGGCCAGATGGGGTTGCCGTCGGCGTCCTCCAGCGGAGCGGAATTGCGCAACACTTCGATCGCCGGGTCTTCTGGTGTGATCTCGCCAAGTGCCGCCATCAGCGCCAGGCGGACCTGCTGGCGTGGATCAACGGTGGGCTGAGCGAGGTTCGCGGCAAGTCCTTCTGCTAACGAACACTAGCGCACAAAATTAACGCGCTAAGGAGCGACAGTCACTGGTAAGCCATGTGGGGCCCGCGGCGAATGCGGTCAGTTCGATGTGAGATCTGTAGCGATCGCCATGGGGGCTTCTCCAGCTGCCGCCTACACAACCAGCTCGGGATAAATGAACTGGAATCGGCACCACCAGCGACTGCTGGTGCAGAACCGCTGCGACAGGACTGAGGTTCCAGTTGTCAGGCGTCCTGCTGAACCGCTGTGTGGCCCACAGAACCATCAACGGTCGGCACATAGCGGGGCACGTCGGCCTCAATCCAGCTCAGGCAGGTGACGTTGTCCAGGATTCCGGAGACCTCACTGACCATCTCCGAGTCATCCAGATCAGAAGACCCGGAGGCAACCCATTGGCCCAGGCGATCAACCATCACGGCGATGCGCACTCGCACCGTCTCCGGTGCGTCGATGTTGGTTGTTGCCAGCGGCTGGTGGTTGGCCATCGTCCTTGTTTGCGTCATGTGATCGGGCTCGGCTCTGGCGATCAGTGCCAGCGGCGGCGGCCGGTGATGCCCCGCACCGGCGTACGCAGGTCATCCACCAGGCGTTCATCGGCCCGTTGTTTGCCGTATAGCCAGGCACTGGTGGATTGGCCAGGCCTGGGGCCATTGCGGGGCAGCCGGGTGACTCGCATGCCGGCGAGGTCGGAGGTGGGGTCTGGGTTCTGTTGATCGCTCATGGCTTGGGATAGGGGGTATCAGTGCCTGGTGCTGATTGCTGGCTGGTGGAGAGCCGCTGCAGTGCCGCTCGCGCGTGGGGATAGAGACGAGCAGGCAGGGCTTTGCTCATGCGGCGGGCTCCAGCGGGATGACGGGAAAAGGCAGGGCAGCGATCTGTTCAGCGCTGCAGCGGCGCTGCCATTGCTTGGCCTCCGCCATCCAACGGAAGCCCGCCGCCCTGGCCTCCTCGCGGCGGGAGTAGGGAAGATCAGCTGCTACCCGTTGACGGGGCTGCAGGCCTTCTGCCAGGTGCTGCTCCAGCAGGGGGTCGCGTTCCAGCACCTGGGCCAGGTAGATGCAGTCGGTCAATGCCCGGTGAGCGGCCCACACCGGAATCCCGTGGGCCAACGCCAGGGTCATCAGCGAGGGGTTTGGCCGCAGACCCTCCCAACTGATGCCCTCGCAGGTGCAGATCCACTGGCTTGGGGGCTCCACGCCCAAGCGCTGCAGCCAGAGTTCAATCCAGGACCGATCAAAAGCGGCGTTGTGACAGACCACCGCATCGGCTGCAGCGAGCATCGCCAGGAAGAGGCCGTGGGCTTGCTGCTGCGGTTGGTTCACCTGAGTGAGCTGGGGGTCGATGCCGTTCACCGAGAACGCGTCATTGGCGGTGACCGGCAGCAGAAAGGAGAGCTGCTGCAATACCGCCCGGTGCGGCACTGAGAACAGCACCGCCCCCACCTCGCAGAGCTCATCGGCGGCGGGATCAAGGCCCGTGGTTTCGGTGTCGAGGATCAGCAGGCGCTTGGGCAGGTTCATGGTTCAGCGGCGGCCGGGCCAGCCGGCCTCCAGGGTGTGGAGCAGGGTCTCGAGCAGCGCTCCGGCGTCATCACTGGGGTCGAGCGACTGGCGGATCACCCGCAGGGGCTCAGTTACCAGCCGGCCGCGGTGGTGTCGGCCGGACCAGAACTCCCGCTCAAAGGCCTCCATGCAGCGCTGGGCCAGGGCTGCCTCGGGCAGGGTGCCAAGGGGGCTGGCGGGTAGCTCAGAAGGGAAGGTCGCCATGGTCGTCGGCAGGGTTCGGGGCCTGGAGATGGGCTTGCTGTGGCATGGAGCCAGCGGCAGGGGGCCGGGCGCTGTTCAGATCGGCCGGATCACGCAGCTGGATGGTGCGGTAGTTGGTTCCACCACGGCTGCTGTTGTGGTACTCAAAGGCCAGCAGTCGCACCACGTGCTGCTGCTTGTAGTCGTCGTATTCACCGGCCTGGCCAAGCAACCATTCGGCCAGGGCGTGGAGATCCGAGAGCGGAATCACCAGGCTGCCGGAAGCGGCATAGGCCTTGCCCGGTCTTGGCGGGAACAGGGTTACCGTGAGCTTGGGGAGTGCCATCGTCAGCTGGCCAGGGGGATGGAGAGCTGGCCCTCGTCTTCTCCATGGAGGCGCAGAGCATCGGCATCAAATAGGTAGGCCGTGCTGGTGGCCTGCTCCGGTGGTTTGGCCAAGACCTGATCGCTGATCAACATCTGCCCGAGGTAGTCGGGGTTGGGCCTGACCCGGATCTTGAGGGTGATCTCGCCAGGCTTCTCGGTGTCGCGGCAGGCGAGCAGCACAGCGGCTAGGGCCTCGGTCAGCTGCTGGTGCAGCTGGCCTTGCCGGTGTTGCAGCAACCAACCGGCGGCACCGGCTGGATGGCGCAGCACCTGCCGCAGCCGTTCAGCGTCAAGGACGCCAGGGGAGCCAATAGCAGCGGCGGCTGTGGCTGTGGTGGAGGTGTGATTAAGCAGCTCCATCGAGCCAGGAAGAGAGGTGGAAGCCATGGGGGGAAAGCAGCTGTGCAGAGCGGCGCGGATCAGACGGCTACGGCGGCGAGCTGGGCCACTTGCTGGCGAATGAAGACGGCGTGGTCCCAGGTGCGGATGTAGTCGGAGACCAGGGCAGAAACCGGCAGCTGGAACTGGTGCCGGAAGGCCGTCACCAGCTGGGGAATGGTCTCGGTGGGTAGGGAGCGGATCTGGGCGATCAACTGCTGCACCTCAGCTGCGGTGAGCGGATTGGCGCCGTCCTGGTGTTCACCCTGCGCCTGATCAGTGGCAGCCGTCTGCGCCGTGGCCACCTGCTCAGCGGCATCAGCTGGGTTTGCGGAGGCTGCGGGCACAGCGTCTGGTGCCGGGGCCGGCAGAGCAGACCCGTCCTGAGCATCTGCCTTTGGGGCTACCGCCGCAGCCACCGCTGGCGCCGGGGTGGGCGCCGGTCTGGGCGTATGGCTGGCAGCCGCGCCCTGGTCCTGCCCATGGGCCAGCGTCGCAGCTTGAGTGCTGCGGCCGCGGGTTGTGCGGCTGCGGCTTGTGGTGCGCGGTGCGGAGCTGGCAGCCGTCGCAGCGTTCGGTGCGCTATCCGCAGCTGGCTGCTGCATGGACGGCATGGACGATTGCTGCAGGGGCTGGGAGCCAAGCTCCTGGCGCCCCTCGCCACCGTCGTTGTCCTCCGCCGCCAGACATAGCAGCGCCAGAATCTGATAACGGCGCAGGTAGGTGATCGTGCCGCCTAAGGCGTGCAGAGGATTGGTGGTGGTGCCCAGCTGGCCCAGCAGCGTGTAGAGCCCCCTGAGCTGGTCGTCGAGGCGTAGGCCGGGCTGGCGCGGCGCTGGCGACAGCTCTGCTTGTCCTTCTGGATTGCGGGGCGGCAGCACCGGTGGCAAGGCACCGACCGCCGCCAGCGGTAGATCCAACGGGAAGTGCTGCAGCACCTGGCTGCGCAGCGCATGCACCCACTCCAGCAGCCCCTCCAGGGTGGGTATCGGGCAGCTGGAGCTGATCCGCTCACCGCTGGGGGCGTGGCTGAGGGTGGTGTGCAGCAGGCAGGAGCCCTCGGCTCCCGGCTCCAGCGTCTGGGTCAGCACCAGGCCCTGATCCAGCAGGGAGGGGGTGATGGTCTCCAGCACGGTGCGCAGATCCGCGAAGGCGCCGTACTTGGCTTCCGACTGCTTGCGGATCGGGCCGACATGGCGGTGAAAGGCCAGCAGCGCCAGGGGCAGGCTGGCCGGATAGTCAGGCTGTGACTCGCGTACAGCAGTCCCAGGAGAAGACAACGGTGCGGATCGCAGTTCAGCAGACTTTAGCCTTAGGGCTCGCTATTGAGATTATTTGATGGTGTCTTTCCAATAGTCCAGCAGGCTCAAGGGGCGCAGGCCGCCGTCCAGGTCCCGCAGTTGGTGCATTTGCTCTGGTGTCCAGGTGTGCCAGCCGCTCAGCACCATCCGCAGCGTCTCCAGCTCGTCGTTGCTCAGGTGTGGCATCACCGTCGCAGACGCCTTGGCTGCCACCGCTGCCAGCGATTCCCAGGCTTCCGGCAGCGGCAGGTTCAGTGCTTGCGCCGTCCCCCGGAAGCGCTCGACCGCTTCTGCGCTGGCCTCAACAGCCTGCTGGAGGGTGGGTAGGGGTTGCTCCTTGGCCCAGGCCGGCGGCTCCAGCTCGCCGATGAAGTGGGAGAAGAAATCGGTAGCGGTCCACTGCCGCCCATCCTCGTGCTCAATCGCCCGCTGCCGGGCGATGCGGGGCAGCAGCGGGTCGTCCTCTGCTAGGCCGTAGTTCCTGCTGGCCAGCCGGTCGTTCATCATCCCGAATTGAATGAAGGTGACCGGATAGGGCTGGGCGATCTTGCCCCGCTGCATGCGATTGAAGGTTGAGTCAGCGACTGTTGGGAACTGGGCGGCCTTGCCCCAGCGCAGGGGTGTGTCATGGCTCCAGCCGGCGCGTTCCAGCCAGCTGGTGAGAGTTTTGCCAAAGCATTCGCGGCAGGACTGGGAGGGGTAGCTGGCGTTGTCGGGACTGCTCATGGATCGCGTGGGGTCGGGGATCGCTGCTGTGCTGGAGGAGAGATGGGGTCTCAGGCCGCCGCGTGATCCGGCGGGCGGGCGGGGTGCTGGGGCAAAGGCACAGAGTCAGCGGCAAGAGCATCTGCGCGCAGCTCCAGCACCAGCCGCGCCCACTGCTCCGGGGTCAGCACCACCCGCCAGAGGCCACCGCGGAAGCGCACCAGGGTGGCAGCGTGGGGGGCGGCGGCATGGTGGCGTTGCCGTTCGGCGGCAGCGGGTTTCTCCCGGGCAGCGCGGGCCACATCCTGCCAATCGGCCACCTGCAGGGCAAAGCCGCTGAGGCCATCGAGATCGCCCTGGTCATCCAGGCGGCCGGCGCCAAGCTTGCGGCGAATCGGCAGCCCCAGCAGCAGGGAGAGCAGCTCAGCAGCCTCCCGTTCGGCGCGATCGCCGCGACCCTTCTGGGCGTTGGCCATGGCAGCGGCTCAGCACATCAGGGCAGCCTAGCTGGCGCTAGCGGATACACCAGCGCACTAGCACCTAAGTCACACCGAGCTACTCACGCTGCTGTTCGGTATCGGGATGTAGCGGTGTTAATCAGCAGCCGAGTCGCCTTTGGGCCGCCGGTGCTGGTGCGCTGCTCAGGCGGCAGCGGGCAAGGCTGGTTCTGGAGTCATCTGGGCAGCTCCGTGGGGTTGGGGCAAACGACTGAAAGGCCCCGGCTGGCCAGGATCAGCACTGGCCAGGGTGGAGGCCAGCACGCCGCCCTGGGGCTGGAGCCGCCGCGGGTCCTGGCTAGCCGCACCAGGGCTTGGATCCAGCTCGGCAAGGATCGGGCCATGGCGGGCCATCTGCCGAGCTACGGCGTGGCGCACCTCGGCGATGAACCAGGGCATGGCGTCGGGATCACCTGCAGCCCGGGCCATGCGGGCATCGCGCATCAACCGCTCGGTCTCCTGCCACGACAACAGCCGCCGGCTGTGAATTTGGGCCACCTGCTCGGGGCTCAGCTCGGCGGTGAGGCGCTGAG